ATCTTGTTGGTAGACAGACACGTGTCGTCAACAATTTTTGATTACTGGCTAGCAATATTACATCACCGGCATCTTTCGTGTTCAGAATAGCGACCGCTGTTGGACGACGTTTGTCGTCCCGTTTTATTTTATCTAAGTGGTTAACTTATAGACTTGCAATAAGTACTAGAATGCAGTTTATGATTATGGACGATATTGAAAGAATATATGTTCCTTCACTTGGTCTTCATTATGATCAGTGTAGGTATGAGTTTGGACAACTCCGAAGTCGATATGATATGGCTATAGAAGCACTAGCATTTTTTGAATCTAAGAGGATTCTAGATGCTGGCGTTATTAAAGAAGTTAGTAGAGAACATAAGGTTATAATGGCAGAAATGAAGTTAGAGCTTATGAAGTCAAAAAATTGGGTGTCTGTTCCTGAGTTATTTGCATTTTCGCGATTTCATGGTGAAGGAGAGATGGTTTCTGTTGTAAACGATATTCCTCATTTTTTTCGTATTTGGGATTGGGAACAGTTCACTAAAATGACAAGTGTTAGTCTGCCTTTTAATTGGTATTTAACGAATATATTTAAGCATAGTCATGATGATCGTTATCCTGGTATTCCTTGGGTTGAAACTAAGACTGTTTCACTCAAAGTGTTGTGTATGCGATCGTTATCGTATTATAATCGTGTTTTTACTGGTGATCGATATGGTAGATATACAGTCCAGTCATGTGAAAATCTATATCCGAATAAAATAGTTGATTTAATTGCTAAGTTTGATAAGCCTACCCGTGTTATGAAAAATCCTACTCCTATGATATCTAAGTTGTTATTTCTGGGATTACGGCGAATGTATAATTATATGGGTGTTGAGCAGTTTTTTGGAAAATTGGTTTGGGAATTTAATGATCGTGATGTTTTGACGATGGAATTTCCTAAACAATCTTCTGCTGGTATAAGAGCTGGTAAATCTCGTACTCATATGGACCATGGGGTGAAGGTTAGAGTAACTCCTAATGGTACTAAAGGTGATCAGACTGTTCCATGTAAGAAACGTATGATGGAGTATATTCGTGAGTATAGACGAACTAAGAAGATTACATTTCTTGAGAAAGCTTGTACTATCTGTATGAAGGTAGAAATTTTTAATACTGATTCGATTGATCCTGAAAAGAGACGTGCCACTTATAATAAGTGTCGTGAATTTTTTATTCCGCATATGATGCAATATTTTATAGCTTTATTGACTGTTAAAGATCGTCAAATGTTTGAGCGTGGACGACAAATTAAAGTAGGTCTTAGGTGGTGGCATGGTGGAGCTGAATATTTTGCAAAGCAAATGAAATATGATGACCCTACTATGGTTTTTTCTGATGGTGATTTTGATGCTTTAGATACTACTATTCATCGAGTTTTATTAGAGTTATATGAGACCCAAGCGTCTATATATTATAAAACTGGAACTCCAGATTATCCTTTGTTTATGATATTGCTTCAACAAGCAACAAGTAATTTATCAGTTAAGCTCGTTCATGTTTTTTCCAAGGTTTGGAAGCTAATGTTAGGTGTTATGCCTTCTGGTGCTTATGAAACTTCTCATGGAAATTCATGGATTGTTGGATTATTGTTTTGGACTTACTTTGAGCAAACAATATTTAAATTTCCTCATAGAGCTGCTCAATTAGAAAAGACGTATCGTGATCGTCGAATTGAGTTTCCTGTTTATGGAGATGATCATGTTCCTGCTATAGGTAGGGAAGTTATTGATATTTTTAATGAAACGGGTTATGCTGATTTTGTTGCTACTGTCTTTGATATGAAGATACATAAAATTCGTGAAAATGTTCCTTTTTT